TGATACTCTCGTTAACTTCTCTTAATAATTCTTCCTGACTCCCAAAGGTTTCTGTAAACCACTTAGGATTTAGATGGATGGATTCTATAGATGTTCTGTGGTGATGTGGACATAACGGAATAACATCAAAATGATTTCTTTTTGCACCAAATCTTTTGACATGATGAATTTCAGCAGGTGTATTGTGATATCCTAGTTTAGTACAAGCGATACAACCTAACTCTACTACCTTTCTCAGATGGTTTCTTTCAGTCGTCTTCATCTACATCTATCATCCATAAATCTTCTACACAAGATTTTAGTATAACAGATATGCCACCTATACCTGAATCCTTAGTGACGGCATTAGCAATCTTGTAAGACTGTTTATCTTCTTTAATCAACCAACCTATAGTTCTACATAGTTCAGGTTGACAATTGTCTACATTTTCAACCCACCGTGCATCAGCAGTATGGTCTAACCAATCAATCATAATCAGTTGATATTCTTTCATGCCTTATATTTTTTACCTCTAAAGTATGCAGTTCCATGATAGTTACTGACTTGTACTAATTCAGGATGAACTGTTTTCTCTTTAGGGTCAACTGTAATAACTGCGAATCCATTGTTCCAATCATTCGCTACGTTATCTTCTAGATAAGGATGGTATGCTTCTGATAGATGCCCTGTCTGTATCGACATTGAGCTTGTTGAATATGTGTTAAACGTTCTAGCATTAAGTTGGTGCGTATGCCCTGTAACAATATGGATACCTGCTCTCATAGAGTTTTGGTAAGCAGTATGAACACCACCTCTCATTCTATGTTTAATCATAACTGTATCATCTAAAAGATGTGACATTGCCCAACACCAGTCAGGAAATAAGTTTTGTATCTTGAATGCTTCTAAATCTTCGAATGCTCTACCCCACGACATTGCTACTTTAGATATTCTTGTTTCATGGTTTCCAAATGTTGCAATCTGCTTAATAGGATATTTAGCATTGTTAATTACTTTTTGAATCTTGTTAATTTGTTTTTGTGAATCTAGTATCTCTTGTTGTACTGTTCGTTCTTTGGGTCTTATCTCTGTGTGAAACTTTGCAAAAGAAGATAGTATAGACATGTCCATAATGTCTCCGTTAGCGACTACACATTTTAGTTCTCTCGTTAGAGTAAGTTCTTTGATAATCTTTAATAGTATTTTATATGATGGTGTTTCATGACCCTCGAAATGTGCATCAGAGAATACAACCATTGTGTAAGGATTCTTAGATACATCAATCTGATTTGTTAATGGAGGTAAGTTTTCACGTTCTGTTCTCGTAACGTAATTAGATTTGTTTGTATGTGGTAATAAAGTTTTTCCTGTTATTTCTTCTGCTTGTTGTCTGTAGAATGTCATCGTTCCAGAGTCGGTAGACAATCCTAAATATTCAAACACATCTTTTTGACAATGCATCTGTGGTAAGTTCCAAACTCTTACAATGTCGTGTGCAGTTGTTATAGATATACTTGACCTATCACTACTAGGCATTTTATTCTCCTATTTTTTTGAAGATAAAGGATGTGCAGATGGTAACAAGTCTAAATCAAATTTACCACCTCTAAACTTTCCTGTTCTTACTGCGACAAGAAAAGCATTTACTCTTGCATATGCCCATCTATCTTCACCACCACTAGCACGAACACTTGGTCGTACAGATTGTGGGTTTGTTCTGTATGCACCAATGCCACGTCTAAAGACTGCTGACAACATTCCGAGTGTTACTCGTTTACCTTTTTGGTCTCCATACTTTTCATTATGTTTATCTACTTTACCTTGCAATCCTTTTTTGACACTAGCACTAACACTTGGTGCTTTGGTCTCATCTTCTTCATCATCGTGATATCCTTTAAGTTCGATACATGCTTCTTCGAAATATTCTACTTCCTCGTCAGACTTTTCTCGTTCACGCATAATCTGATTACGTTTAGTCTTAGCCCAACTAAATCCTGCATCACCACCCCACAATGCCCAAGCAATTCTACCTGCTGATGGATAACCATCCTCACCTCTGTCGAATCCTTGTCCTTGCTTATCTACTTCATGTCTAGAGAAGAATGAATACATTCTTAATACTGTGTTAGGTGACAATCTTGTTTTGTTTGCAATGTCTCTTGCTCTTGCTACACCAACACCTGTTCCACCTCTGTTAAATTCTTTTCTCCATTCGAGTCCTCGTTTAGCTTCGCTTACCATTCCGTCTGATGGTGTTAAGTTTAAATCGTCTAATGCTTTTCTATTGTTGATTGCTTGTTCGTATTCGGCATGACTTCTGCATGGCATATAAACTGTCTGTCCGTCTTTGTCTTGTGAGTGCGTACCGATGCAACCTATTTCGTCTGCTCTGTCTATTGCTTCTTCTTCTGTTGTGTAGGTATCTACATCAACACTTTCCTTTGTACCATAAGCCATGTCGTAAAGTTTTTCTCTACCCTCTGCATCTACAGGGTTATCATTATCTTCTTCACTTTCGTTTTCTACTGCTTCACCAATTGGAAATAAGTTAGATGCAATGTAAAGTTCATCTGCACCATCTATTGGGTCGAGTCCTAGTTTTTCTCTAGCTTCATTCCTTGTAAGTATTCCTGCTGTGACTGCACCTTGAACATTAGTGTAAGTTTGTTTTGTCTTTTCAGCCATAGCAGGTATAGAGTTGATATCATACTGAATATGAATATCTCCGTTATACAAAGGTGCTAAGTATTCGTTTAAATCTGATTCTACTCTTTTTAGTAGTGGTATTATTGTTTCTTCGTATAGAGCAAGTTTTGCAGTTTCCATATTAGAATATGTATTCGCTTCAGGAATCCCAATCAACTGTGCAGGTACACCGAAACACAATGCAATCTCTCTTGCTGATAAGTTAAGTAATTCTAAGAAGTCCATGTCCTTTGGATTAAGTCCGAGTTGTTGGTAAGAGAAGTTACCCTCTAACAACATTGGTCTTCCTGAGTTATGACTACCTTGAAATCTAAATTCTAAATCTTCTAACAACCTTGCTCTCTGCTCATCCGTGAGCTCAGTACTCATTCCTGTTTCATCAGTCGGCTCAAATTTAAGCATTCCTGATGGAGTACATCCATTTTTTAAAAGAGCAACGTTGTGTAATCCTGCGAGGTTATGTTGGTCGATGTTGTATGCACTAGCCATGATAGGTGATAGTCCATAGAAGTCATCTAACGGACTCCATAGTTTTGTTTGTTTAATTTGACTCATGCCTGTTGTTGCATCTACTGGATATGATTTTAAAACTCTACCATCTACAACGTATTCATAAGCATCAGGTATCATTGACTCACCTGCGTTAACTCTCATTCTGTCAGGTCTTAGTAAATATAATTCTCTTGCAGGTCTTAGTGCATCTGAATCTCTTACGATGTAAGTGTTACCTGAAATCATTAAGTAAGAATAAAGTGATGAGAAGAATTCAACACCTGATTGTAAAGGGTTAGGTCTTTCAAGTAATGATATTAGTTCGTGGTTTTCTAAAAGATTATCACCATCATAGATGTCTATCTTAACTGCTGATGCTGAATTAGCAATTAACTGAATGCATCTGTGGACAATTGCGTTTTCTTCGTAGCCCTCTTTTGCGTAGTCTTTATATTTTCTATTAGACTTAGATGCATATGCGTTCAACTTATTGAACATTACTTTTGGTGCTTCTTTTCTTTGTGTGACTTGTTGTACTTCTTTTTTAAAAAATTTATCAAATATTCCCATATTAACTTATCCTGAAAACTGCTTTACCTGAGTTCTGTAAACTTGTAACTCCAAACACCAATGCATCTAACCTATCAGGAGATGATACACTATTTCCAGTATATTGGCACATTTGTTCTTCTAAGTCTTTAAAAAAACCAACGTGGTGTACCTTGCCTTGTTCGTACAAACTTGATACGGGCTCGGCTCTTAGCATCTTACCTTTGCTACTTCGTATTGCTCTGTAAGGTATTTGTCCATCTTGTACTCTCAACAATCTCTCAATTAAATCACCACCGTTGTTTACTTCAGCAGTTATGTAGTTAGCTTCATACTCGTAATATAACCCAATAGCTTTCTTAATCCAATCATCAGGTGTGTATGTACCACTTCTGTCATCTAGTATGTAGTAGTGATTATCTTCACCTCTACCAACAACTATGATTCCTGTCTCATCTGAATTGACGTTGCTTGTTACAGCAGGGTCAACTGCAATAACTATCTTACTTAGTTGTGGTTGTTGTTTTACTCTTGCGTTATCAATCAAATCTCTTTTGAATAAACTACCCTCAATATCCTCTAATATCTCTGCGTAGAGTTCTTGTCTACCTAGTCTAGTGTTTTCATATCTATCTTTTAACATTGAGATTGTAGATTTAGCAAGGTTATCTTCGTTCTCAAATGTTGACCCTGTTATTTTCTTTACATCTTTTCTTTCGAACAATTCTTTAATGAGTGGTAGTGGTCTTGGTGTTGTTGTGATTATGCACTTAGGGTTTTCGCCTAAACGTAAAGCCATCATAAGGTTGTCAAAGGTTTCTCTGTATCTCCATGATGCAACCTCATCGCACCAAACTCTATGAAAGTTCTGTCCACGAATTCTGTCTGCTTCTATCGCAGGAAAGCCAATAATCTTAGAGCCGTTGTGAAATGTAATCTCTGATGCAGATTTGTTGTAACCTTTGTATGCTAGTAAGTCTTTATCAATGATGCTTATGATTCCTGATTCACCTTGAAAGCAAACCTTAGATAAGTCTGAGTAAGTTGGTGCAACTACTCCACACATCACGTTGGGTTTCTTTAGACAATAAGTAATCATGTCCATCGCACCAGTCAAAGTCTTTCCCCATCCACGACCTGCAAGAAACATGTAGATGTTATGTTCGTCATCATCACGGATGACTTGCTTTGGTCTAGACTTTTTATGCCACCATTCAGTCAGAAGTAGAGTTGCTTTCCTCTGCTTCGATTGCAGAGTCTCGAATGTTTTCGAGTAGTCTCTCAAATTGTCTTTCGTCATTTTCTGTATTGATAACCTCTAGTGTGTTTGTATCTTTCCAACCTGCTTGACATTTCAACCAAAAGATTCCTGCTGTTACAGCTCCCTGTCCATCGCCTGTTGCAATCCTAAATAAGTTTCTTGATACAGATGCGTTTGCTTCTGCTTTACCTTGCATAAGTTCTTGTGAATAATATTTTGTTAATGAGTTCCTTGATATCTCTAGGATAGAACACATTTGTTCTTGCGTTATTCCTAACCCTGATAAGTTCTTAACCATCTTACTCGTATCTGGTGACTTTGTTATTATCTTTGGCATATTGGAATATTATATGTCTTTTTATTAATGTTCAAATAAATCTTATGTTTTGTTATGTTATGTTATGTTCTGTACCATATTTTCTCATGAGTTAAACATGAGACCATCCTGAGACCATCCTGAGACGTTCTAGAGAAGTTCCAGAGAAGTTCCTGAGCTACTCCTGAGTAGTTGGATACCATGCTTTTGAATACTTGTAGTCTTTTATGTTCTTCATCTTGAACACGGACTCTTGATACAACAGGTCAATCTCTTTGCTAGATGCACCTAATTCCTTTGCAATGTCTTTGTTATCCCACTTATGTTTATCAATCAACTCTCGTATCATTTCAGACATCCTGAGTGCTACATGACTTCCCTTTGCTCTGTTCATGCGTACTGTAAGTATCATTGCTTTATCTCTTGGTATATCAAACACAACACAAGGTACTAAGCCACCATAGATTTCTTTTAGTTTCTTAGATTGTTTACTTAACATTGTTCTGTGAAATCCATCAATGATAATGTTTTCTGTAGATACAATAATTGGTTGTACCCATCCTACTGTTAAGATATTAAGTTCTAATGCTCTTAGTTCGGCATTCATGACAACGTTAGGATTGTAGTCGTTAGCTACGAGAACGTTTGCATCAATCCATTTTATTTGTTCTATCGGCTCTTTTTTCATAAACATATTTGTTGATTGGGTATATTTTTCTTTTGTACTCACCACTCATAAAGAATGTAAGTAGATGATAAATCGGATATGCATCAGGACTTTTCCTATGTGCAACAACTGCTTGTTTGAATCTCTCGTATGCTAAGTTCTTTTGTCTCGGCTCAGTAATATAATCTTTTATGTAATCGAGAATTGTTTGTAAGTCTTGACCGTACTTTTCTTTTAATGTTTCTTGGTTGTACTCTGCATAGTATTTGTCTTGTATAATCATTTCAGGAAACAAGTCTACTACTTGCTGATAAAGTAAAGGGTCTCTAGTCTTGAGTTTAAAAAATCTTTTAGATGCTTCGTGGTGTACTGGTGTATCTACTCTAAGGTTTTCTTGATTCCACATCTGTCTATCATATATCGAACAATACTCTATGTCATTATCGTAAAAGTATTTGAATACATCATCTTCTTGCCAGTCGAATATTGGTTTGCATAGTTTTACTCTGTCTGTACCTTTTGTTGCATTGATGTAATTCTCGTTTAACTTTTCCATACACGAGCCATA